ATTTTCATTAGATGGTAGACGGAATATACCATACACATTACCGTTTGCCGCAGAGACAAGAGGTCCACCTTCATTTGCCGTATTAGCAAACGATGAATTAGTTGGGGTTACATATTGAGAAACTGCGGTACCATCAAAGAATGGGTAAATTCTAGATGTAGGTTTAATACCTCTACCTATAAATCTAATTGAGCGCGATCTCATAAAGGGTTGAATATTTGAACTTACTAGTCTATTACCTGTGCTTGTCGTAGTAGTTCTAGGGACTAATGATGTACGTGTTCCTGTTCTAACCTCATTCGATGTCGTTGTTGTCGTTACTCTAAATGCTTGAGCAACACCAAGGAATTGTCTATCAACAGATACCGATTGAGAAAGTGTCTGCCAATCACCCCAAGTTGTACCCCAAGCACCGCTTTGTTCCCAATTATCATCAAAATTATCAATGTTAACAAGAACATCTGGGAGTTGAACGGTATCAACCCAATAATCTGACGGCGGGTCTAAAGTAACACTTCCATTCCATTTCCAAAATAGACCTGCTGCATTTCTTGTAGTTGAATTGTAAGGCTGACTTACAAAAACTTCGTGAGTATACGGCAGGGTTATAATTTCACCACCAGGCATTGAATAAACACCTGAAATTGTTGATGAAACTGCACCACTAGAAATTGTTGAAGTTGTAACAAAATTACCTGTTGCGTTTTCAACATATAATTTGTTACCAACTTTAAATCTTAGTGTCGCTGATACACCACCGGAACTTACCGTAGAACCATTTACAAATGCTGATGCTGAATTAGCAATAAAAACTATCTGATCGCGGGCTACACCAGCAGGTGTAACATTAGTGCGAACCACATTAGTTGAATTGGCAGAGTTGTAGAATAGCTCAATATTATCAAGCTTAAATGGTGGGCGAGCCTCACCATAATTTGCATCAATTGCAATCTTATAATCCGAATTCTTCACATCACCGACATTGTGACCAAAGAATGGGTCAACTAGAATACCATTTTTAAATCTATCGTTACCGGAAGAATCTCTAACAAGAAGATTTTTGGTATCCATTTCAAGCATATTCAGAGTGGTATAATATTCTAGATTTTCAATTCTATCGCGTAGAACACCAATATCCCTCATTGTAAAGCGAGGGTTTTTTACAGGGAATATTTTAGAAGCTAAATCGCCTCTATTAACTCTACGTGCCTGTTCATCTGCAAGAGATGGGTATGGTGTAAGATTTATTGTTGCAATTGACATGGTGTCTTTTGGCTCATCCGGAGTAATTGGATTGAGCGATGGTACACCCTTTACAGCGGTAAAGTTGCCGTCACGGTCTAGAACTATTCTGTCATTTCTAAGCAGATAATAATCAAGATCGGCAGTAAAGTTTTCACCCGGAGACATAAATCTCAACCCACCTGATGGCTGATCAAAAGCAGTTGATAGTTTTGGGTTGATTGATATATTTGTAAGCGACGTAACACTATTTGCAGTGTCCGTCATGCGGGGGCGAATATCAATACAATCTCTTAAATCAAATCTATTACCAGTACGTGATGATGTATAAACTGGTATTTCATATGTAAATATCTTTGTGGTATCTGTTGCGGCATTTGTGTCGTCAACTGGGTACGAATCAACAGAGAAGTACCCAACACCTGTTGAATAGCTGTGAGTAAAGTGATCAAGAGTTACTAGAAGTCGATCACCAGATGACAGAGAAATGCCGCTACCAGACTTACGCACAAGACGAGCATGACTGTAGAAGTCATCAAGCATCCCTGTATCAAGAGTAAAGCTGTTGGTTACATCTGTACCCTCAGTTAGAGATGCAAAGTTTGACCCCGACTTTCTGCGAACAGATACTAGCTTAAACCCATCTGATAACCCAAGTGGCCAAGGTCCTGTGGTATTTGCAACATAAGATGTACCACCACCGGCACCAATATTAATTTGAACACGACGATTTCTATTAACTGTCTTTGCAGCTTCTTGACCATCAACCTTATTCAGCTCCGCAATAACGGTAGCATTTAGAGACGAACCAAGAGTTTCTTGAAGATTAAAATCTGTCTGTGTCGATGATGACACAGTAATTGTTCTTGCTGACCCAGTTGAACCAGACCCACCAAAATCTAATACCTGACCCTGACGAATAAGCTTATGTACACGCATTCCAGTACGTGTTGCGCTTGCCGTCGTCAGAGTGTTTAGAGATGTAGAAGAAACAGATGTGACAATAAAGTCGCCGGTGTTTGCTACACGAATTAGTTCACCTGAGCTAAATCTGGTCGTTAGATCAATTGAGCTATTAGAACGAGTTATTGTGTTTGAACCGCTTGTTGTGCTAAGTCTTAGTGTGCTAATTGCAGCTGTGTTTGCTGACCCACGCGCTGTAACATAATAGTTGGAGCGCCCCGTAATCGTTGATAGCGCACCACTACCAGAAAATGTTTCGCTAGGTGTACCAGATGACACGGATGCTGTGCCACCCGTCCCAAATGTTACATCAAATGACTTTTCAAATCTAAAATTACTATCGACATTACCTGAAGTATCTCTTAGTCTTCTAATTGCATTAGCAGGTAGACGGAAAATAGCAATATCAAATGATGGGTCTGTAGTATTAGCATTTTTACCATTTGAGCCTAAAATATCAGCTTTACCGTTGGCCTGACCTGCACCAGCACCAAAAGCAATTGACTGAACGTTGGCAAAACCAAATCCGGCATTCATGTTAATGTCGGTTAAATAAACTCTATATTGTGTAGAAGGTAGACCGGGGACGCCCGAATGATGTTCGATAGAACGAACTCTTGCTGTGCCAATTTCAGAGCCAGAAAATGAAGTGAGAGAATAGTTTCTAGTTGATACAGCATTAGCTTGCTGTGATCTAAGGCTAACTCTTCCTTGAGCATTTACATCCCAAGAACCCACAACGTTATCAGCTATGATATAATTACCATAATCTATTAAAGTGCTAGTCTGCTCAATTGAATTATAATCGGTTGCTTTGTCAATTGAGACACGCTTACTCTGTAAAAGTTCAATATCAAATCCCTGAACATATGATTTGCCTGGGTTTATTTCCACAACTAGCTTAGATGTGCTCCCACCCTCACCAGAGGTAAATACACCCTGGTTATTACCGACCAATAGGTGCTCACGAAGTCTAGGTGAAAGCCCACTTACAATATAATTACCAGACTCGTCATATGTTCTCTGAGCGATGTAGTCTTTAAGAAGATTATATTGAGGTGAATCTGATCGTGATTGAATGTCGCCACTTTTAAGCTGAACTAGCTCAATAAAATTATTGCTAGCTGTTGCATTTGTGTCAATTCTGGTGAATTGTGCAGTTAGCTTTAGACGTGCAGCACCGGGTGCTGCAAAGTTATAAGCACCTGATGCTGGGTCAAGTAGAGTTGAATCATCAGCCTCTTTGACGATTGTTTCAATTACGTTAAAGCCAATTCGTGCTGATGCATTAGAGCTATACTTTGATACAACAAGAAGATCGGGGTCAGTTCGAATGAAGTGATCTTTGGCATAAATTACGCCCTCATTAATCTTCATTAGTGCAGAATAGCCTGTGGCGCCAGATGAAATTAGATTAGCAGTTAGACCACCACCACCAGTCGCAGTAATAACTTCGCCATTAGCAAATGATCGTCTATTGCTATTCCCGCCGGTAAATTTTACAAATAAAGTCTTGAAATTTGGTGTATTTGCTTCAGAACCATCATTCACTTTGATGACACTAGCTGAAACACCAGATGTTGCACCAGTTACGGTTCTATTAAGAAACGCAAACACATTAACAGAAGTTATGCCATTTGAAGCTGTATCGCGCAGCTTCATATAAACTACATCCTTATCAAGGAGAGTTTGACAACCTCTAACTACGCTACCTTCTTTAAAAATATGCTCGGCAAAACGATCAATCTGATTTTGTAGAATTGACTGAATTTGCGTAAGCTCGCGTGCCTGAACGGCAAGACCGGGGCGAAATAGAATGCGATGAAAATTCTTTGACTCATTGAAATCGTCATAATACGGATCGACATTTAGGTCCGTAGAAATCGTGACAGTATTAGCAATAGACGCCATCTGTTTTCTTACCCCTTAAAACGTCACGACAAAACGAAATTCTTCAAGCTGATCCGGCTTTCTGACAATTGGCGGATTTCGTTCTATGTATAAGACATCCCCGGTATTTTCTCTAATTGCAGGCTTTATAGCATTGATAATAGTAGCAGTTACACCAGATGAAGATGATGTCAATGATTCGGTTTGTGCAAACCCACCACCAATACCATTTGTTGTCAGACGAATAACACGAAGCACACCTCTGGTCCGAGTTGCATTTGTATTTGCAAAATATACTACTCTTGCTTTAGCGCCGCTTACGCCACCAGTTACAATTTCATCAGCGGTGTAGTCGCCCGACACATTTTGTAGCACTATACGATGACACTGATCGATTACCGATGCATTGGCTGCAGGCCCGCTTCTAAGCTTTGGATCTCTAATTACACCGATGGTTCTAAAATCATTATTTGTTGGAAATGTATTTGACTCACCACCAGCTATAGATACAGAAAGCATTAGATCCTTAGCATTTAATTCTTTGCGTGCATTGCTACCATGACCACCTCTTGGTGATATGATAGCTTGTGCGATAGCACCTGACCCATATGATGAATTTGCTATGATGGCTACATTTGCTTCGCCATAACTACGACCGTTAGTTATCATGGTGATTTTGCGAACTTGGCCACCCAATGTATTAGAAACATGTGCGGTTGCGCGTATGGATGCAGTTGCACCACTATCACCACTAACTATCACAGTAGGCGCAATAGAATAAGTCGATGAAGTATTTGGTGTAATAGTAAATGCGTTGTTAACTGTTACCACTCGACCTGTACCAACATATTTTGTTATACGTCTAAGCTGACCCACACCAAGTCCGGATGAGATATACAGAGTTGATCCGGTATATGCGCCGTCAATCTGTAATGCATTAGTTTCTAATCTTACCACGCTCGAATTTGTTACTGATAAGAAGGTATTAGCCGTGCTTATATAACCACTACCATTGGATGTAACTACAATATGGTCAATTGACCCATTGGCCGCAACTTGCTGCACCGACCACTGTGCGCTTCCGTTATTTGCAGTTATCTCCCTAACTGGAATATAAGAGCTATTTAAGAATTTTTGCGCATCGGCGGTAGTTATAGCAAATAAGAACTTCCAACGATAACCATCGGCTGTGCTAACAACTGATGTGCTAATACCAGAGGGTTCTTCTATCGATACTGCGCCTCTATTATTGTCTATGCACTTATAGACATTGTTTTCTGATGTAAGCACATAAAATTGCTTATCATATAGATTTGCAGTTCTATCATTATATTCAGTATATACAGTATTATTTGTCCAGTTATATCGAGGCGCAATTGAGATGATGTCGGTTGAATTGATTCTCTTTAGCGCAACCATATCTCGATATACATCAAACTCTGTAGTAAATTGATTGTTTGTTACTGCCGGTGGTGATGAATCATTAGCAAAAGGTGTTACCCCACCCATAAACATGTAAAG